TTAGAATAATCAATATGATATCCACCTTTAAAATGAGATAAAGTTTGTGGATTAGAATTAGCCTTAATCCTTGCTAATTTTTTAGGTCTCAACTCTCTAAGACAATCATGTATTAAAGGATAGAATGAAGAAGATTTTATATCATCATCTTTTGTGTCATCCTTTCCATAAAAAAGATGGATATACTGAAATTGCCCATCACCAATATGGTGAATATAATCATTATAAAACCAAGGAAAGTAATACCCCAACATTTGAGATTGTAATTTAATAAAATCATCTTTTGGAAGAAAATTATCAATTACTTTAAATTTCATCATCTATCAAAATTAAAGTTAATAACAACTTTTCTTTGTTTGTCAGAACAAGTAAATCCTTGATGATATAAATCAGAAGGAAATATAACCATTCTATTCTCTACACTTTTTACTTTACCACCCTTCATAAACTTTGTATACCCATTATTAGTATTCATATAAAGAATAGATGTATAATTAGAACCTGCTTGATCTGTATGATATCCACCACTTGATCTTTTAAAAAAAGATCTAGGTCTTGTATTGACTTTAATTTTATATATTATATTTGCCTTCAATATAGTACAAACTAATTCTAACTTAGATTTTAATTCGTCACCAAATTCCACATATTCAGTAGGACCACTCTCATGAATATCATATAATTTATGAATAAATTGATATTTTGTTGATTTATTTTTTTGATCATCAACAATCCTATCATTATAATACCAAGGAAATGTCTCGGACATTATCAAAGATTGTAATTGTTTAAATTGATATTCAGGTAAAAAATTATCAATTATCTCATAAGTCATAAATTAGATCCAATCTGGTTTTCGGGATGGGTCACGTAGATAATTAGATGCAGCCCAAGGTTTGCTCCTAATGTAATTTTTGTAAGCAGTAAAAGTGTCAATGCTTGTGTCATGTTTATACTCATCTGGCATTGCACGAGTAAAGGACTCCACCATACAATAACACGTAATGACCTCACCTGCAAATTTGTGGAATGTTTTCTTTGCTTCAAACAAAGCATCAGCACATCCATGTACCTTATTATATCTGTGTTGATACTCAGAAGTCAAGGCACATCCATGCTGAATTAACCATGCAGTATTGTATATACTTGCTGCTGCCCACTGAGTACAAGGATGATTCCTGAATGCACCCTTAGAGGTCTTGTATGGAGTTCCATCTATCTTTTTAACTAAATCATCACCCCAATCATAATACCAGTGTGAGAAGATAATAGAGAGCATTTGACAGGTTTCCAATGGCATCTTCACCACATGTTTATCAGGCAATACTTTTGCTGACCTATGTGGATCCCAATCAGTTACAAAGATATTCATTCAGATGATCTCCATTGCTTTCTCATCATAACATATGTTTCACTCTTTGCGACAATATCTCTTACTTTCTTAAAGATTCCAGCAGATTGTGCATATATACTTGTTGCATGATCTGGTTCTTGTGGTCTTATATTTCCGTCATCATCATACTTCTTTCCATCATTATGGTTAGCATATCTTCTAGCACGAGTAAATCCCATTTCCAGAAACTTACGACACATATCCATACCTATAAAATCTTTCTGAACCTCATAGTCAAGATACATATCATGTATTTTATTAGCAGATACTATTGCTTCATTAGGAGTTTTGAATCTCCAATGAGAGCAAATAGCGTTAGTATAAGGGCGTACCAATAGAACTCCTTGTTCTCCCCTTCCAATACGATAAAGTTTACGAGTTTTCTTGTTTGTAAAATCAAGAGATTTGTAATCGAGGTCATAATTAAATTCCTTCATGATGATCTATCGCAAGTCCACCTGTTAACGTGGATAGTTTGAAATCGTTTCTTTAAATATTCTATCGCTGCCAGTGGATCATTAGCACTATTACAAGTAAAAATGTCACACTTTGCAATACCTTTTTCTGGCCAGGTATGAATACTCATATGACTTTCTGCTAATAAAGCATATCCAGTCACACCTTGCGGTTCAAACTTATGAGTTTCTACTTTAAGGATTTTACATCCTGCTACTTCTGCTGCTCCTTCTAAACTAAATTTTATATAAAGTTCATTATCTAAAATGTCAGATGAACATTTTTTAAAATCAAATAGAATGTGTTTCATAATGAATTCCAGTGACGGATTACCCCTGCAACAATAACACAGTTGGTAATGAGATAAGAAAAGAAAATAATAGAACGTACCAGAACAATGTAGTTGTCGTATCGTCTAGTCTTTTCATCATCGAAACTACCCAGTGCATACTTCCAAATCCTCCATGCTCTTTTCATTCTCCAAACAAATGATGCTTTGATGTACCTGCATTATCATTTGATATATCTCCTATACCAGTCTCTTCTGTTTCACAAAGTTCATAACTCCAATCTTCTATTACAGTATTTGATAAGAGTAAATCACTAAGAGTATATAACTCCTTCTCTGCTGTTTCATAATCTTTTGCATCAAACCAAAAATCAATACACTTACCAATCCTTAATAAATGTGGTTTAAGATTAGGGGCAACTCTCTTAGTGTTATTCATAACAGCATTACCAGCAGCATCTGATACAGATCCTCTTAATTTTACATAAACTGTTGCTTTAAATCTCATAGGTTATGTCCTGCCGATCTTCCTAATGAATTGGATCCACCTTTCCACTCTTTTTTCTCATAATCAAAATCAGGATGTGGTGGAGTAGGCACAACAGGATCCTTAGATTTGTTCTTAATAACTATAAACTTGTCTCCTGCAAACGTGCCAGCAAGTTGAACCTCAATCTCATCACCATTTTGCCAATTAATATCACCATTCTTTTTGGTGTGTCGCATCGCAACTTGGATTTCGTCAATTACTTTTTGTGTTAAAATCATATTGAAATTACCTGTGAGATTTCTGGCCACTGTGCTTGCAAGTGGGTTTCTATACCTTGTTTAAGAGTCAAGGAACTCATAGCACATGACTCACATGCACCTAAAAGTTTAACAAATACAACTGGACCTTCTTCTAGATAATCTATTGATACAAATTCTAAGTATCCTCCATCTGCTTCGATGTAAGGACGGATCTCATTCAAAACATTATTAACATTTAAGTCTGTTAGTTCCATTTTAACTTGCCCTCCAAGCAACGTAGCAAATAAATCCTAATCCTAATAATATTGAAAAAGTAATTGGAAAAAATGGTATGACTGTCATTGCATGAAGCACTTGTATAAGAACAATACCGTAGAAAATATACATAATCCACATTCCAATTTTATTATGCCTACTCCCACGTTTATAGGGGTGACAACCAATAGGACCAGAATCCCATCCGTCTTGCATATACTCCTTAGTAGGAATTTCTTTGCTCATAATACAGGATACTCTTCGTTGCGTACAAATTTAGTTTTTTTAGTTTTAAAATCATCCATCAATCTACTGACTTGTTTTCTATCAAGTCCAGCAAGGTTTTGACAATTTTCTAAACAACGATAGATACATTCTCTATCACTTATGGGTGGAGAGATTTCCCACCCATCTTTATCATAATACTTTTTACCCTTAGTGACTTGTGCCTCTACATGTCCAAGATCTTGTGTCTTGGAAGGGTTCTTGTAATTATGAGATTTAGCCATTATTCAAAAGTAGAATCTGGTTCGAGTGCAATGTAGTATACAAGATCTTGATTCTTATTAGTAAAACGTGAAAGAAGTTTTTGAGACACAACTACACTATAAGTACCAGGTAGAATCTTAATATTTTCTACCTTAAAATTAAAGGAGAACGTTGCATCTGTTTCACCCACAGTGATAGCAAAATCATTTGAGGTGTCATTCTTTTTATCTCTTACAACAACTTTAACCACACCATCCTTACCAACAACAGCTAGATCAGGAAGTTGATAGATTGCTGCTGCTTTAAGTAACTTGTCTAATTGGTCTGTACTCAAATCAAAAGTAACATCCTCACTAGGGAGATCAATTGACTTCTCTGGTGGTGTAATTATTACACTAGGATCAGCAAAGAAATATTTAGAGCGAGATCTTCCTTCTTTGATTACAACGTAACCATCGTTAACAAAATCAAGTTCTGGACTAGTGTAAAGACCTAAACCATTTAGATATTGATTAAGATCATAGATACCAAAATCCTTAGGAAATTCCTCTCCAATAGTTGCTTCTGCAAGAATATTCTTCATGACACTAATAGTGCGAAGTTTACTACCTTGCTTAAACAAAATTGACTGATTAATAGTCGAAAAGTTTTTAAGTAAAGAAAGAGTTGAATCAGAAAGTTTCATAACCACGGGTCGGAGTTTCATTGAGTTGCCCACTGAAATGGTATAGTAGGAGTGAATAGTGTAGTGCTTTTAGTATATCACGTTTTGCTTGTCCCTTCTTATCGTAACGACTTAGATACTTAATTGCATTAGAACGGCAAAAAGATTCTGCATCTCCTACCGATTCTATAAGGTCAAGTGTCTGGACATTATTATTGTCAGAAGTATAGTGTCCACCATAAGTGGTAGAAATATAATTTTTAAGAGCTTCGATTGACTCATCTTCTTTATATTTTCTAGTACAATCTTTTTCTATACCAGGTGTTGGTGCATCAAAACTGATTGTATCATCACCATAACAAGAAGAGAAATCTAGATTAAGACTCTCATAAGATGCAGTACTTCCTATTCCCAAATCAATATGATGAGCAATTGAATCATCATTATCAGCAAATGCCGTAAATGCACTTGGATAATCATCAAAATTGAGAGTATCACCACCTGTTATATTAAGGACATCTTCATCTGTTCCACCCTTAACACCCGATCCAACAGTCACTACTTCGGGTATGTCCTCATCAATCTCCACATCATCGGGAACATTATAAACAGTGTCCCCAGTTTCAGTAGTAATGTTTATATCGTCGTTATTCAATTCGTTGTTTTCAATTGGATAGGTCTTGTCCATAGTACCATTAAGTTCCTCATAAAGTAAGCTCCATGCATTAATCATACCTCAACTCTCCTCATTTGGCAACTCGAAGTCTGCATCAACTTTATCATAAAGTTCTAAGAATGCTTGCTTAGTCTCATCATCAAATCTGTTTACACAAACTTGGATTGCTTTTGCCTTATTATTAAAAATGCTAAAAGCACGAACAATGTGAACCAAACGGCGAGTACTGATGATCTCTTCTATACCACCATCATAGAATGTTTTACGGATGATGTCACCCCAATCTACAAGTCTCTTGATAAACTCTGTATCTGTTACACCCAACTTGGCAGCAATTCCTCCAAGAATTTTCTTCTCTACTGATACTGGTGGATACTCTTGCTCAAAGGTTACAGGAAATCTTTCAAGGAATGCTTCATTAAGTACATTAGTACCAATGAATCTACCGTCGTCGGATCCTTTACCCTTTGTGTTTGCAGTAGCAACTACATTGAATCCTGCTTTTGGTTGCACAAACTTACCAATCTTCTTCAAGAAGATACCATTACCTTCAAGGATTGGTTGTAAGCATAGAATTTTATTAGATGCTAAATCAATTTCATCTAAAAGGAGGACAGCTCCCCTCTCCAAAGCTTCGGTGACGGGTCCATTATGCCAAACAGTATTCCCATCAATAAGACGAAAGCCACCAATAAGATCATCTTCGTCGGTTTCAATTGTAATATTTACCCTAATTAATTCTCTATTTAGTTGAGCACATGCCTGTTCTACCCCGAATGTTTTACCATTCCCAGAAAGACCAGTAATAAAAGTAGGATAAAATAACTTACTTTGTAGAATTTTTTTAAGGTCAGCAAAGGGACCAAACTTGACAAACGTGTCATCGGTAGTAGGAACTAAGTTTTGGGAAACAATAGGTTCAACAGCAGGAGCACTGAAAGACTTTTCAATATTCTCCACTGCCTTTGTGGTAACTTCTAGATTCCATTTACCACGACCTACTGTAAACTCTTTAAGTTTTTTAGTGACTGTTTGATAAGCAATGTCATTAGCAGCACAGAATCCACGAACATCAGCAGCAGTGAACTCTTTACCATATGTACTTCTCAAACCATCAATGATTTCGTCTTTTGTCATTTTAACTTCAAAGGTCATGATGTAATTTGTTTTCGATATACCTATAATACATCAAAAAGGGGTCTACTCAACCCCTAGTGGACAGTTTATTTATCGGTCCTTTTTATAATTAAAGACAT